GAAATAAATGATAGAGACGATTTTAAGTCGACTTTTTATGAGATACCCCACTCAAAACCTTTTGTAACAATCGATTGGACGGGAGATGTAAGAGGCACGGTTGATAATGCTAAAAACTATCCGGATTTTGCAAGATTTAGAGTCAGAACAAACAGACCCATAACACAGGCTGAAATAAAACACCTTCACAGCTCTTTGAAAGAGATTAAAAGAGCAACAGAAATCGTATTCAAGCACGATCACAAGGTTGAAACTTCGAAGATCACGACAAGCACGGGCGTGCTTAGCACTAAAGATCTTCGTGACGCTTCAACACAGACGTTGCTAGCAAAAGAGTTTTACAAAGATGTGGATTTGTCTGATGAAGAGTGGGAAAGAATAAATGTACTAATACAAAAGTATATCACAAAGGCAGCAAGGGCAGATACAGTTAGAAACATCAAGTGGTCGCTTAAGCGTCTTGAATTTGATAATACATTTGCGTACGGAAAGGAGAATGTCATTGATTTTGATGCCCTCAGTGGTATTACAGGCATATTCGGAAGAAATAGATCCGGAAAGTCTTCTATCCCAGGCACATTGATGTATAATCTATTCAACACCACAGATCGAGGAGCAATGAAAAATTTGCATGTGATCAATTCTAGAAAGGGGCACTGTGTTTCCCGAGTCACGATCAATGCGAATGGGAAGAATTACAGAATCGAAAGACAGTCCGTCAAAAAGACAAATCGAAGAGGTCAAGAAAGTGCAGTCACGCATCTTAATCTAAGCGAGGTTGATGAGCAGGGTGTTGAGCTTAGGGACTTGAATGGAGAACAAAGAAGAGAAACAGAAAAAACACTTAGGGAAATTGTTGGTACTTCTGATGACTTCTTAATGACATCTTTGGCTAGTCAAGGAGAAATGAATAATTTCATTAAACACAGAGCAACTCAAAGAAAGAATATTCTCACAAAATTTTTAGATCTCGAGATATTTGATGAGATGTATGTTCTAGCTAAAGAAGATTCTGCTGAAATAAAGGGTCGCCTTTCTAATGTGCCTGATAGAGACTGGGATATTCTCATATCTGAAAAGCGTGAAGAAAAAAGAAGCCACAAGAAAGACAGAGCCGCAGCAGAAGCACACATTTCTAAGCTGAGATTACAGATGCAGGAAATGAAAATTGCCCTGGCAACAAGTGATCACAAAGACATGGTCACGTCGACAGATATTGAGAATCAAGAAGTGTCTATTGAAAGCGCAAATGTGAGTCTATCAGAGCTTGTGAAAAAGTCAGCGAAATTATTGAAAAAGATAACAGAAACTCAGAAAAAAATAGAGGCAATAGGGGCAATCAAGGAACAGTTTCCCATCGATGAATTACGAGAAAGATTATCTGCACAGCAAGATTTAGAACGAACTCTTTTGTCGTTGACGCACGCGCACGCTACAGAAAAGACTTTACTAAAATCTCAGAAAAAGTCTGTGAGCTTGCTGCAAGAGGTGCCATGTGGTGATCAGTTCCCAACATGCAAATTCATCAAAGACTCACACAAGAATAAGAAAAGGCTGTTTGAGCAAACGAAGATCGCAGATGATATGATTGAGAAAGTTAGGGCTGCTAGAAAGTCGTTGAACGTTCTTAAGCGAGAAGATCTAGAGGAAAAAATTGAGAAGTACGATAGAATTCTAGTCAGATCAGGAGAGTTACAAATAGTTCTGGGCAATGATCGTCTCGATTTGAGCAGAACAAACAATAAAAAGAAGGCGCTTCAAGAAATAGTCGACGATGCTGTCAGAAAATTGCAGACAATGAAAATGAGAGTATCAGATTCGGTCGAGGCTGAAAAAATTTCTGCTGCAAAGAAAGAAATCAATGTCGTTGCTGACGAGATCAATGCTACTGACGCAAAAAGGATCAAGCTTACAGAGTCTATTGGTCACTTAGATGCAGAGATCGAAAAGCTGATGCAAGAGAAGGATCAGTATGAAGATCTAATTGTCCAATGGCGAGCATATGATATGTTTATGAATGCTGTGTCAAAGAAGGGCATTCCACTCCAGATAATGTCATCTCAGCTTCCCCTGATAAATGATGAGATATCGAAAATTTTGCAAGGAGTTGTAGGATTCACGGTAGAACTTGAGGCTGATTCTAATTCTAACGACATGGATATTTTTATCAACTATGGGGATTCACGAAGAATTATTGAGTGTGCATCCGGAATGGAAAAGATGATGGCATCTTTGGCGATTCGAGTTGCGCTTATCAATGTGTCATCCCTACCAAAGACTGACTTACTCATTATTGACGAGGGATTTGGGGCACTAGACGACATGAATGTTGAAGCGTGTAATAGGTTGTTAAACTCACTCAAAAAGTGGTTCAGGAACATACTGGTCATATCACATGTAGACGCTGTCAAAGATGCTGTAGATAATGTTCTTGATATTATGCAACACAATAAGAACGCGAAGGTGTCGTATGAGTAATACTAAAAGACACCCAGATGGTTTTTACATCAAATCTGATGATAAAATAGAAACAATACCGCTGGACTGTCCCGTGTGTGAGTTATCTATGAGAGATCAACAGGATATCTTTGCATACAGAAATTTCAAGTGTTGTACAGAATGTAAGGTTACATGGGCAGAGCCCAATTATAGAAAATGGGCCTCGGGATGGCGACCTCCTGCAGAAAAGATCAGCAAATACAGAGAGGATCTGTTGTCTAGACCGTCATATTTAGTTATATAAGGAGCAAACGGAGATTATAATGCTTACAAAACACGAAATATTGAGCTCTCTTCTAAACACCACATTTGCCAGGCAGTCGAGCCCGTCCGGGACGAGATCGATTACAGCTAGCTTCGAGGGTGACACTTTGACACTGAAATATCAGTCAATTGTACACTTCGCAGGAGAATATGCTGTACGAGGCCAGATGACTAGAATAGTCGAGGAGGCAGTTGCAGTGTTAACTGATAAAATATCTGAGCTCAAATCATCATACAAAGAAATTACAGGAGATACACTCAAACTTAAAGAGGTATTTTCAGACGATGATGTTGAGATACTTCCAGGGGCAATTCATGCTCCGAGGAAAACAGCATATTACAGAAGACAACATAGACTCAAGTTGCAGGACTAATGGCTGTTGTTAGTAAACAACGACAAATAAAAGAGATTGTCAAGTGTGGCAAGGATCCCGTGTACTTTATGAAGAAGTACTTGAAGATCCAGCATCCAACTAGGGGATTAATAAGCTTTGACACATATCCCTTTCAAGATGACTGTGTAAATGACTTCAACGATCATCGTTTTAACATTATTCTTAAGTCTAGACAGCTGGGTATATCTACTTTGACTGCAGCTTATGCAGTTTGGCTGGGTGCTTTCTACAAGGATAAAAATATTCTTGTCATTGCTACAAAACTATCTGTGGCACAAAACTTCATAAGGAAAGTCAAAGTCGCTCTTCGCTACATGCCTAATTGGCTCCTTATGCCCGATATAACAGCTAACAACAAACAGTCTGTTGAGTTTAGCAACGGGTCTGTGATCAAGGCAGTTCCAACATCTGACGATGCAGGACGTTCTGAAGCACTATCTTTACTAATTGTTGATGAGGCCGCATTCATCAGAAACTTCGACGATCTATTCACTGGGTTATACCCCACTCTATCTACAGGGGGCCGAGCAATAATCCTCTCTACACCCAATGGTGTTGGGGGTCAGTATCATGATATATGGGTCAAGGCAGAGTCAGAAGAAAACGAATTTAATCCAATCAAGCTTCAATGGGATGTCCACCCGGAGAGAGACAATAGTTGGTTTGTAAAAGAATGCAAAAATCTGACTAAGCGGCAAATTGCGCAAGAGCTTTTATGCGATTTTGCAGCATCAGGCGATACTGTTCTTAGCTCAGAAGATATTGAGTGGCTCGGCGCAAACATTAAACGTCCCATGGACCGATGGGGGCCTGAGATGGGCGTATGGGTTTGGAAGTACGGATTAACTGATCACCAATACATCATCTCTGCAGATGTTTCAAGAGGAGACTCAGGTGATTATAGTACTTTTCATGTTATTGACACAGGAGAATCAGAAGTAGTTGCTGAATTCAAAGGGAAAGTGCCCCCTGACCAGTTTGCTTCACTTTTAGCAGAAGCAGGCAAGAGGTATAACGAAGCCCTGATCTGCCCAGAAAATAACACGTATGGCTATGCTGTTATTATGAAGCTTCGAGATCTAGAATACAAAAATCTGTATTTCAAGAATGAAAAAGACAGATTTGCTGCGTTATATGGTTTGGGCGAAATTGAAGTTGGAAAAATTGGTTTTGCGACAACGGGTCAGTCTAGAAATCAGATTTTAACAAAACTTGAGCAGGTCGTTAGAAACAGAGAGATAATGACTTACTCCTCGAGGTTGTACGCAGAAGCTAAGACATTTATCTGGAGGGGTAATAAGGCACAAGCTCAAAAAGGGCAGAATGATGACCTGATGATGGCGCTTGCTATAGGTGTCTGGTTATACGACACTTCCCCTGTCCATAGCAAGCACTCTTATGACCTCAACAAGGCAATGCTGGAAGGATTTAGTGTGAATGCTCGCGATCATGAACACATTAAAAATCCATGGGCAAATAGAAACTATAATCCTTTCAAGCCTTATGAAACAGATATACTTGCGACTAGCGGAAGTAACAGTCCATACGGTGATTTAGATTGGCTGCTTTAGTTTATGTAGTGAATTCTGCGCAGTATTATCCTAGTTAAAGAATGAAGGTGTGATATGGCCGGTAAGAATCAAAATCTTTTTGTAAAGCTCACTA